GCTGATGAATTAGGTAAGGCTTTAGCTAAGACCTATGATCAGAACGTAGCGAAAGTTATCGCTAATGCTTCAAGAGCTTCAACAACACTTACAGGTGGCAGTGGTGGATTAGTTTCTACTCTTGCTTCTGGTAATACAGCTTCAGCAAACGTAACTGGTGATGAGTTAGCAGCAGCTATCTATGACATTGCACAGGCATTTGATGAAAGAGACATTCCTCCTACAGATCGTTTCTGTGTGTTACCACCTGCTGAGTACTACAAGTTAGCTGAATCAGCTACAAGAACAGTAGATGTTGACTTCAACCCAGGTGGCAATGGTTCATTTGCATCAGGTCGTATACAACAGATTGCTGGTATTCCAGTGATGATGAGTAATAACGTACCTCAATCAAACGTAGGATCTAACCCATCAGGTGCTAACAACACTTACTCAGGTGATGACAGCAAAACTATCGGTCTTGTCTTCCACAAGTCAGCAGTTGGTACTGTGAAGCTTATGGATAT